GATCAGCAGCAGTCCCGGCACTGGCTACAAGCTGGTTGTAGTCATTGGTGAGATCAGCGAAAGCAGCGTTGTTGCTGTCAATTTGCTGCTGCAGCGACGTTTGAAACTTCTGGTTTGACTCCTGGATACTTGCGGTCCATTCGCTCATCGCCTGCTTTTGCTGAGCAATCTGCTGCTCAGACGGACCCTGATAGACGACTTTGGGTTCCTGGGGCTGGTTTTGGCCAAGGCACATTGATTTGCTCCTAAGTGATGTTTAGACCAGTGCCTTTGGCAGAGCCTTTGGCAGTTTTCAGGCCAATGCGCAACGAGCTTTTGCCCTTGCGCGTATTGATGTTTCGTTCGCGAGTGCCAATTTCTGGCGCTTGCGCTGTTGGTTCTGGCGGTGGTGCCCCCATCAGCACCGATAAGCGCTGCGCCTGGTCCTCGAGCCTGGCTGCATCTTCTGCTTGAGCTGTCTTGAAATCTCTGATCTTTTCCTTGACGCCAGTGATTGAAGCCAGGGAATCGTTGACCTGTTGCTGCAACGCTTGCGTGTCGCTGTTGATTTGCGACATCACAGCGTCTTTCCGCATGTCAAACATGCGGTCGTAGCCGCCGTAATCAGGGACCGTGATCGTCGCCCTGTTGCCGCCACCTCCCATGCACATCAGTTGTGCCCCCCTAATTCCATGGTGGTGAGAAGGTCTTCCTGCTGATCTCGATGCTTGACTGCCAGCCATCTGACAACAGACACCTGACCAGCGCGGAAATAAATCTCTTTTTCGCTCCATTCCAGGCTTGGAGCTTGATCAGGAAATTCAGAGGCCATTGCGGCCACTAATCGCTGATCAATGGGTGGCAATGGAAGCACTCTGCGGGATCGTAGATAAGGCAACTGTATCTAAGGTGCTAGTTAGCGCCCAGCCTGCTCATGAGCGATCAACTCGAAAAACTTGGCGAGATCCACGATCTCGTAATTAACCTCACGCTTGATCGCCTGAGAGAAGGCGATCAACGGGCAGTCAGCGATGCGATGGCTCTACTGAAAAACAGCAACGTCACCGCAATTCCCGCAGAAGGCTCAACTCTCAAGAAGTTGGCAGGCAAACTCGACTTCTCCGAGATGGCCGACAAGGTCGTCCCGATCAAACCGAAAGCTGTTTGACTCCTCCGTAGGAACCTGACTGGTTCACCTGGGGCCGCCAACCCAGCGCGAGGCAGTCAATCGCTCCGACCTGCTCAGACATCCAGGCCTCCATGTCTTCCCGCTGGATCTGTGCAGCACGCTCTGCTTGGGTGCGGAGCTGGTCCTGGGCCGCGGCTTCCACGAAATAGGCCAGGGCAATACTCAGGGAGTCCGCTCTGTCGTCTGCCTCGAGGCAGCCCCTTTCTGACGTGAGCCGACTGAGCTGCCAAGCCAGCATGTGCCGGTAGCCATGCTCTGGATCTTCATCGAGCAAGCGGTAATCCTGCTTGAGCACCTTTGAAAGCACGCAGAGCCGGTGCTGCTGAATGATCGGGCCAAGCGTGTCGCAGAGCCGGTGCTCTTTCCTGATGCTGTGCTTCACCTCCTCGATGCCGACCGGGTGATGCCGCAGCATGTGGGGTTTGAGCAAGGCGGTGAACATGCCATCACCCATGTTTGCCTCTGCGATCACGTAATTAACACCCCATTTCTTCGCTGTTTTCGCCAAGTGCTCCAGAACGGTGTCCTCATAGCCCAATGTCGAGCCACCGCTTTCCAATAAGAAGAAATTTCCGCCGTATTCGGCCAAAACCGTCCAAGCCAATTCGTCGCGGCCTCTACCCGCGGGATCGACAGCCATGACCACCCGAGCATCCTTTCTTTCCACCCAGCCATTGATAAAAGCAGGCTTATGGAAGTGGCGATCTGCGCCCATTCCAACGCAGACGAGATCTTGGAGCCTGTAATCGGGGCCATTCGACCAGACGACCGTCTCAGGTAGTGCTGATCCATCAATGTCGAGGACGACAAGATCGCCAAGTCGTACAGGGAATCTATCAAGGGTCGCTAATCTCGTATTTAAGAGAAACTGTAATTCAAAACTTGCCTTCGTCATTGACGCTTGGCGCTTTAATATGTCTTCGTGACTGAATCTTTCTGGATCTGTAGGTTCGCCTACCAAATTGGGGTCAGCTTCTAGCTCAGCTTCAATCTGCGGGTCAAGATTTCCCTCATAACACTCAAGCTCTTTTGGATATTGGGACGGCCAGTAGCGGCTTGCATAACCACGTTCACGAACCAGCCTTAAATAAATACTGGTTTCTGTATGTGGAGTGCCTAAATAAAGTATCTTTCTGGGCAAGAGCTGCCCCTCGTCTGGCTTGATGATGCTCTCCATTTCTGTGACAGCATGAGCGACACGCTCCTGCTTCAGCTGAGTGATGACGTTACTCAGAGTCTCGACATCGTCGAGTATGGCGCAAGTACATCTCTGTCCAGTCGTTTGAGAAGTTACCCCCATTGCTCGTACCGAGGGCGACTGTTCGACGGTACAAGGGGCAACATCAAAGGCCACGTTGGAAAAGCGGTTTTCTGGGCCTGGCAGCAAACAGTTGAGGACGTCCACTTCAGCCATTGTTCGCAGCATGAACTGCGAGAAATCTCCAGCTTTCAGCGCTGTGGCACTAACGACCAAAATCTTCTCATCAGGATCCATCCTGAGCCGATAAAGCGCGTAATAACTTGCGAGAAGGCTCTTGCCGAGACCGCGAAAAGCAACCGTAAGGCTACGATCTGGGCCGTCTTGCATCCATTTGGCAACCGCCACCTGCTGCTTGGTTGGCGTGCTGGCGAGACCCTGCTCCCTGAGCAAATAGCAGACGAAATTGGGGAAGGAATGCAGCTGCTCAGGCAGCGGCTCCCACAGTGAATTCGGCATCATTCCCTCCTTCGACAGATTCGATCCATTCTCTGAGAGCAGCGCCAGTTTCGGTGCCTTTCGTCCATCGAGTTTCCTTGATGACGTCTGCTCCAGTCATGCAGATGTAGCTTTTGTACGGCTCCCAGACCAGATAGGAATTGGGGCCTTCCCGTGCTCGCCGGTACTCAATTTTGAGAGCACCGGGTCGCTCGAACTTCAAAGAAGTTGCCATCAGATGTTGAGGCTTTTCTTGGATTTGCCTTTGCCGGTGGGAACGCAGTTGTTGACACGTTTGCCGCCTTTCCCTTTTTTGGTTCCAGCGGCTCTGTAGCCGTCCCAGCAAGCCTTGCCGCCGACTTTCTTTTTGGCCATTACTTAACGGGTTTGGGTTGAGGAGTTGGCGCAGTGGGAAGAGGGCATTCAGGCATGGTCATTCAGCAACAAGGATCGTGACATCAGCAGCAAACGCATTGTCGTTTGCATCTCTTGATTCAACCTTGCACTGGACTTGTGCGCCAGCTGGCGCAGCATCCGGTGCGAGGTAAATGATGCCGGTGGCATTTTCATCGCCGGAAAGGCGACCAGTGCCATTTCTGATCGACCACTGGTAAGTGACATCCAGCGGCGGATGGGAGACCGGCTGCATCCTGACCTCGAGGACGACACTGCCGTTGACGGCAACACCGACATCAGTGTCTGGATCGTCGTGAAGCTCGCTATCTACCCAGGTGTCGAAGTCAGCCAAGGTTGGCCGATTGATCGGACCCAGCTGGTTGGACGCAACAGTGGTGTTTTCACCTGTGGTCTTGTCAGTGACAGTGACCAGGCACTTCATCGTTTTGCCCAGGTCAAAGTCGATCACCTTGCAGGTGTTCGACATGTAGGTGTTTTCCCAGACCATGGCGTTGCTTTCATCGACCCAGAAATAATCGATTTGAACATCACCAGATCCCCCTGTGATGGTGGGTTCTGAGCAGGTCAGGGTGTAACCGACATAGGGCTCACCAGTTGCGACGGGATCGCTGACAACCAATTCGTCGTAAACGATTGGTGTGGTGACAGGACCGACGACAGCTGAATTGTTGTTGATGGCCTGGTCAGCTTCATCCGTTGCACGACTGGTTGCACGGAAGAATTTCCCGTCATCACTTTCTTTCAGGGTGTAGGTCAACCCTGAAGTGGCATTGCTCCATCCACCAGAACCCGTGTCGGATCGTTTGATGGAGTTAGTGACAGTGATCTGGCCTTCCCCGCCACTGAAGGTGCCTGCAGTCGCCGTCAATGTTTCACCAACGACGGGCGTACCTGTCAGCGTCGGGGCTTTGACTTTCCCAAGGCTTCGGGTTCTGGTTCGGGCTCGGGTTCTGGTTCTGGC